CTCAAGCGCTGGAACATTGGAGCAACAACGAGCTGCTGTTGCATTTCTTCGTAAATATTGGTAGAGAAGTTAGAAATAAAGTTCTCTCCATGCCCAGACTGGACAATAGCTTTCATACGGCTACCATAGGAGGTATCCATAGGATCGCGCTTACCAAGAGCATAACCAAGCATCACAGCATTAGCCATTTCCTTCTCGGAATATGGGTTTTCTTTACGCTGAGACTCTTGGAATACCATTTTGCTGTTCTGAAGAGCAGCAATCTCTTCACGGTATTTTTCCATTTGAGCTTTAAGTTCGGCAACTGCCTCGCTCTCACGAGGGGTATAAGCTGCTTTCTCTTCAACAAGCTCTTGTCTATCTTTAGCATCTGCTTCAGCCATAATAGCTTCACCAGTTTTTTCAACTAATTCGGCCACTCTAGGCTCTTGTACCTCAATAGTGGCGGCTTTAGCTTCTGCTGATTTATTTTCGGTTGCGCCAGTGTCAATTGTTAGCACATCACCTGCAGTTTGAGTAGCCATATCGTCTTTCTCCTTTTCTTCGATAATCGCATGCCCGTGTAACTTAAGGGCAAGATCTCTTTGATCATTTTGATTTGTTTTCTTAAGTTCTGAAATCATTGAATTTAAATAGTTTGCGAAAACATAGTCTGAATCTGACCAGTCATCCCCACTTGCTTTTAAATTAAGGATTTTATTAAGTTTTTCTTGGTTTTCATAGTTTTCTGCAATATTTTCATCGTTCTTTAACTGGAATAAATATTGCTCGTTTGCAGTATTAGAATCACTATAGTCTGATTTAATCTGTTCTCTAATTGAATCTGTTAATCTTGGGGTTTTTGTATTGATAACGTGAATATCGTATTTAGTATTAATATCCCAAGTATTAACGACAGCAATTTCTTCTGCATTTATCGTATCTATATTATCTACTGATTTTCCGTTTACGTCAACCTCTAAAAATTTAAAATTTGGAGATTCGGCAGTAGCAATTTTAGTAATTTTAAATCTTTTTCCTTCGTATTTAACAAAGGAGCCAGCATTCAATGAAGAAGTTTCGGCAGACAATAGATTTACAAAAGGAATCGGCTCCATCGGATCGGTTTCCTCTAGCTCTTCCTCTTCATCAGAAAGTTCTAAAGTTGTTTCCTTTTCCACAGTTTTAGTCTCTTCAAGAGACTCTTCTGCTCCTGTTGCTTTTTCTTCTTCAGTGAGATCTTCGTTTGAAGAACCTTCTTCAGCTTTTTCTTCAACTTCAATCGTCTCTGTAGTTTCTACAGTTTCAACAACTTCTGTTTCAGAAATGGCTTCAGACTTCTCTTCGACAAGGGTATCTTCTGTATCCATTTCTTCCTCACTTTCTTCTGTTTTAAAGTTTTTGACAAAGTTCTCATAATCAGAATCTCCATCAAAACTTTTTCTGATACTAAAGAGGGAGTTTTGATTAGCAGGAACACTAACCACACTGATCTCTAGTAATTCTACGTCTGTGATAGTCATAGAATCTGTTTTTTCGTCATAGCTACCATCTTTAACTCTAAAACCTACAGAGAAACTTTTTAAAGCACCATCTTTGATAAGTGTTTGTACTCCATGAAGTTTTTCTGCCGCTTCACTAACAATGGCATCGACGTAAATTCCTTTTCTGTCAACAGTGACTTTATCCACTTTTCCAATAGGCTGGTCATGCTTATGTTGATATAACAAAACAGGGTTTTTTCTATAGTTTTCTACGCCTTTAGCCCAAGCTTTGGCAGTAACTACATCTCCTACCCTGTCTTTATCTGTAGTATTAGCATAACCTGCAATTTTTAATCCTGCAGACTTGCCTAGTCTTTTAGTTTCAAAATTACTGTTTAAATAAAATGTTTTTTCCATTATTTATCCTTTACTCTTCGCTAGCGCCTGAGTCTTCAGGTCTTCCTCCGATGCCTGGGTTAACAGCGCTTCCAGTTATATTCTGAGGTATTCTAATCTGATTATTTTCTTCACCTTCTAAATCTTCGAATCCGAGTCCTGATCTAGCTTCGTTAACTGTAATAATTCCAGTATTAACTAATGTTGAATAGTACATTGCTTGCGTTTTATTATCAGGCTGTAGTGCAGAAATAGAAGTTTTATCGGGTCTTATGACTACCCCACCATTAAAATAATGAGAAAAAGCACTACAAAATAAGTTTAACAAAGGTATTACTGTGTGATTATAAAATAATACTTCGTTAGCTGCTATGTTTGCGTTATTTCCACTTTTTAATAACACATAAGGAACTCCAATTGATTTTGCAATATCTTGCTGGATTCTTTCGATTGAGTTCTCAAAATCTAGCTCGGTAAAGTTGATGTTAGAAAATCTGTCAATTTTCAGACCACCATCTAGAATAGCTGGATTTCTAGCTCCTTTAAACAGCGAGGAATAATTTGATCTCCAAGCCTCTAATAGTCTTTCTTTTACTTTAGGGCTTAATACATTATCAGTTTGTAAAACTAGGCCCGGAACAGCATTATTTTTAAAGAACAATCTTTGAAACTCTGTCATCTGATAGTATAATTCAAAGAGTCTTTCTAAGTTCTTTAATCTACTAACTCCTCTAAAAATACTATCTTCATTATCAGATTTTACATGTATTACTTCGTCAGGAGTAAATGTGATTCTTTCTTGTTTTGTAGTTTGGCGTTGTCCGAAACCAAAGTAATCAGTTGTAGCATTATGAATTAAATAATTGTAATGACTAACAAAAGTTTTTGAATCAGCAACCACTTCTACGTCGTTCGCGGGAAGTAAATACAATCCACCGTTCTCTTTATCATAATAAAAAAATGCATTACCGTCAAGATAAAAATCTAAAATTGCCCTTCTGAACAAACGCACTCTATCCTCAAAAGGATTAGGTTTGGCGTTCATAATTTTGTGAAGTTTTTTAGCTGCACCTCCTTCTACTATTAGAGGTACGCTAGTTGCTGCATTTACAATAACTTCAATAGACCTATGAACAATTTCAATTTCACGGTACGCAGACTCAAACTCTACAATTGTCTCTGGCAGATTGTAGGGATCTTGAGCTGCTATGAACGGTTGAGCCGGATTGAGTTTTTCTACTATCCAATCTTTAATTGCCATTGTGTTTCTCTTTTTGAATATTTATCCAGTTTATAATTTTCTTATCATAGGATATAGGATAAACTTGACCATATAAATTATGAAGTAACCCGTGATGATAATTACACAATGTGTATAAATTATCATTAGTTAAATATGCAGAATAATCTTCTTTAAATTTAACTCTTATATCTTTAATGTACTCTACATCTTCTATTTTGTCAATTTTATTTTCTTTACACCATCGATGAAACAGCTCAGAAATAGAGTATATGTGATGTAGTTCTAATTTGTCTTTAGAACCGCAGATATAACAACACTCGTCATATTTATACTCTTTTTTAATGTAGTCTCTGACATATTTTATTGGAATTCTTTTAAGCATAGATACTAACCTGTCCTCTTAGATTTGAGTAAATGGCATACCTTATTGCGTCACAACAATGAGATGTCCAATCATGTACAGGTTTTTGTTTTTCTGTTCTTTCATTCCACCTATAGGCAGCAATGGAGTCAAAAGAATGTCTAGCGTTATCTATATCAAAAACTATTTTATTATTATCAACTAAGTTTTGTATCGCTAAAATACCATCATTGACACTTTTTTGAGCATTTTCACAATAAATATCATAGTCATAAGCTAAATCTGCTTTTGTCTGTTGGGCGGCAGAATCAATATAAATAGTATCGATATCCCATCTATCTGCTATTTCTTTTATGTGTTCTGCGTGAGTAGAAGTAGTGCCTTCTTTTGCTACATACTCGTCAACCACATAAAAATTTTCATCATTATCTTTTGCTATTACTACAAAAGCTGTTTCATCTCTATAACCGATATCTAAGCCTCCTAAAAATTCATATCTATAATCTCCAGGATTAATTTCTTCTACTTGTCTTAGATGTTTATCTTCGTCTATATTATAGATTTTCCCCTCTAGAGTTACCCAATCACACTCGTACTCCTGTCCGAACAGATTTCTACTCATACTTCTACGAGCTTCTTCAATATCCTCTTGATTTAATAAAGGATTAGCTCTCCAGGTAAATCTAGTACTTCCCCACTGCTCAAATTCTGGATCTTGCCCTCTTAAATAATATTCGTATAAATAATTACCTTTTCCTCTAGGAGTAGATATCCATAAGCATCTAGAGTCGGGAAAGGTAGAAAGCGCCGGTCTTAAATCTCTTGTGAAATATTCGTCATTAGGAATAATAGCTGCCTCATCTACTATCAGTAAATTAGCAGCTCTACCAATTAAGCTATCTCTATTATTAGCTGATAATAATCTAAAAGTACTACCATTTACAAGTCTAATAACTTTATCTTTTTGATTAAAGCGATCAGTTTCTAATTGCAAATCACGAATAATTTGTGTAGTATAGTCCCATATAATTGAGGATAGAGAAAAGTTAGGAGCTACTACCATTACCTGTGTGCCAGGTTCTAAAAGTTTTGCAAAAGCTAGGATAGCTGCTGCATATGACTTACCTGTTCTTCTAGCAGAGATGTGTACCCAAAATCGATGAGACTCAAGGCCTTCTACCATTCCCCACTGGCTTTCGTTCAACTTTAAATCAAGTTGATTAACCATTGGAATTTTACGCAAAAGTTTTTCTAAATTAAGTTTAAAAAATTTATCTTCTTCTGTCATTTATCTAATCATGTTTAATACTGTATAGATAAAACTTGTAACACCTGCAACAAACATACCCAAGAAGATCAAAGTTTTTAAACTTGATCTACCTTGGGTGGCTAAAATTTTTAGATCTTGAACTTCTTCAAAAGTATACTGAATTTGTTCTTGTAATCTTTCAAAATTCTCCATCATTTTTTCATAGCGCTCTGCGCATACAGCTTCGTGCGTAGATAACTCACGTTTTGTTTCTTGTGTTCTTTCGTGGAGAGTTTCTACGTCCTTTTGAAGCTGATCTAATTCTCTTTCGGCACTCATTCATTTTCTCCAAAACTCCCCCTCAAGTTTTAATTAATAACCAGCAGCTACTTGAGCGTCCCACCAATCATCGGCCATTGTAATTACTTCTGCTTCAGTCATGTCAATCATTTCGCCAACGTTCTCAGGATCGTCTTTTTGAAACGCGGAAGCGGCGTGCATAGTTGTCATTCTTGTTCTAAATGTGTCTTTGGTAAATTTTGTTAAAGTGCTGGGAATATAGTACTCTACACTATCACTTATGCATCCTACATAAGTGTGATCAGCAGGGTTGTACCAATTACCTCCTTCATCAATCCAGATAGGGGTAATTTTGTTATCAGAGCGTGCTCTTAGTTTATGTAATTTGTATTCTACGATCATGTTAATTCTCCTCTGAATTATCGTTAGATTCATCAGTTAAAAATAGCGCATCACTGTCATAATGATCTCTCAAACCTTGCAGCTCCATTCTGACTTTATCAACTTGAAGTTGGTCAAGAAGTTTAGTACACATATCATCTAAAAACTCGTACATAGGCTTAACAGTATAGTCTTCGATTTTTTGTTCGTATTCTAAATACGCAAGCATGTCTAAAGTAATTTTTCCAGGATTAACTCCTATCTGCTCTAAATATTCTTGCTCTCCTTTAGTAATACGTCCAGACTGTCTTACATCTCTTAAACACTGAACCATACTTCTTTTAAGATGAGAACGTGCTTCTTCTTTTTCAAAATCTTCTTCAGTGTAATCACTAAATTTATCTTTTAAATCATCGTATAGGTTAGAAAGAGTCAATACATCTTTCATTGCTCCCTCTACATATTTCATTCCATTAGCCATACCACTTTTTAATTGGGCAATATCAATCTCTATTAACTGAGATTTCAGCGGGTCTTTTTCTTTGGCTAATCTTTCTTCTTTTTGTTTAAGTTTGATTTCGTTTTTTAAATAGTTCCACTTAGCTTCTTCTAGTGCTTCTCTTTTACGAGTCATCTCAGCACTTACTTGACGAAGATTTTTCATAGGAGCTGCATAACTTAAATTAATATGTCTCCATGTCCACTGTGAATGAGAACGGTTCCAAATTCTTTCTGTTTCTGCAACATTTGCAATAGCTAAATCAACTTTTTTTGCGTTTTCAGCAATTGTTAATCCGCCAAAACTTTTTACCTCTGCTAAGTTTGTTGCCATAAAGACTTCAGCAATAGATTTACCTCTTGCTTCTTCTGCAACATCTACTAAATCTTGTTTATTTTCTTTTTTAATTGTAACTTCGTTCATAAAGGCCCCTCACTTATATTAAAACTAATAGATAGTCTATCTTTTGTATTTTCATTTGGCTCTACATAATGTTCTAACCATGATGGAAATATTATACATGCTCCTGGAGTTGGAGTCAAACCATAATTTTTAACTCTAATTCTACTGGCCTCTGATCTACCTGCAGGATTTACTAAAACTAATCTTCCTGAGTTTTCTGGAATAGATATCCAGTATACGCCACTTAATGTACCACTATGTACATGATGAGCGTTGTAAGAATACTGAGGATTGATGTTTAACCACATAGAATCTACTAACACAGGTGCTTCGATACGTTCACTGTGATCTTTAACAATGTCATTGCAAAGAGTTGAAATAGGCTCAATAAGAGGTTTTAAAAAATCAGCATATTCTTGAAATAGAGAATCAGTGCTCTGCCAACCTAACTTATTAGATCGTTGTTTTCCTTCAGTGTTATCTTTTAACCAGTAGCTGAAATTGATTAGCTCCTGGTTAAAAGAGCTATTTTCATCAGTAATTTGCATTCCCCATATAGGAACGGATAAGATATCTTCTTTAAACTCTAGATGATTCATTATCTGAAATGTGTATATCCCTGAACCCAAATAACTAAAGACCAACGAGTTCCTTTAGTAACAGGCATAACGCGGTGTCTCATATAACTCGGAAAGAGAATGACTGCTCCTCGTTCTTTAGGCATACTAACAGGTTGACCTTCATCAACTTGCAAATCTCCTCCTTCATAGTCGTTTGGATCTGATAGTTGAACTACCATAGAAATTTTTCTTCCGTAAGAGGACCCTCCTCCTACATCAATATGCCAATCATAGTGCTGTTTAGTTTCATGACTAGTATATTCTAGTAGTTGAAGTCCGTGCATAATACCAGCAATTTCAAAATCAAAATGGTTTTGGTTAGTTACATCTGCAATAAACATCATTTTTTCAAATAAACCATTAGTTTGTTCATTCATAAAAATATTTCTTACATACACATCCCGAGTTTCTCTACGAACCTCTCCTCCGTTTTCTCCAACAGAAGCAAACTCTGGATACTCTTTTTGTCCATAGTTAATAACCCAGTCACACTCATCAGGGGTAAAATATAACTCTTTTTTAGAATGTTCTCGTGTATGTACAACAAATCCCGGAGTTCTTGGACGTTGCCTTGGAGCCATAAATTTTGCCATTATCCACCTACCTTAAATTCAAATTTTTCTGGAAGAGGCCTGCCTGATGGTCTAGAACTCATCAAAGCTTCTTCTTGAGTTTTTAACCAAGGCTTCTCTAATTGTTGAACTTGTTGAGTATCTCTCTTTTCTTGCATCACTCCTACTTCTCTATTATTAGGAATTCCTCCTTTTGGAATTCCAAGAACAGGACGGCCATCGAATCTACACTCTTGAGCGTAAGGACCGTTTGCATCTACATAATGAACAAATACTTGAGCTTGCCACTCTCCTTGATAAACAGGTCTCCAATGAGGAACATCACATCCTCTATACAGTAACATCTCTCCTACATCTAAATCTATTTTTTTACCTACAGTGTCATTATCATCTTTGCCTACATAGATAGGCCAGATAGCCTCGCCTTGTTTTCTTCCAAGAGTTAAAGTACCAGAAATTTCACAAGAAGGTCTATCTTTGTGATATTTTAAC